ACAGAATACAGGTACGCCATTGGTCAGGCTCGCCACCATGGTGTTTGAGTTGTAGGTCACTGTTGCATGGTAATCTTGCCAATTGATAGCACCCTTGTGTACAGTAGGTTTATCTACTTTCACAGTAGCACCCACGTGATCAATTTGGATTGTTGGGTTGTAGGGTTTTTCTCTCACATCAATTTCTCTATCTGTGTTTTGTTTTATTATCCTAAGAGTGTCGTCCAACCAATCTGTAGCATCAAAGAAGTTTGCTATGGCGTTCGTTGGCGGCAAAACTAAAATTTTCTTACCTTTGTTCCATGGTTTGATCTCTTGTTTGAAATGTTTCTCATATCTGTCTGTCGATCTTTGTTGCAAAATGTTTTGACAGTGCTTGTTCTTGGTTATGCGTAACCAGTGCGGATGATCATGTGCATTGGTGAAATACCCATGGTCCATGAAATAGAAGTTTCTGTTTTCTTTCTCACACCATTTGTAAACCTCACCAGACCCTGCTAGTATTCCATACATGGTCAACTCTTCTCTGGGTAGCTCTTTTAGATCTCGGAATTGATATATCTTCCCTCTGCCCGAGCCACTGATGAAAGCATCTACGTAGCGTTGTGTCCGTGGCTTGGTTGTGTGTATTCCTGCTATCATTCTAGGTGCTCCATAATCTCAGGAATGTTTATCTTGAAGTTGATCATGTCGCTGAATCTTTTCACACCTTGCAATTTGTTTCCCTTCTCACGCGGTATCTCTACAACATCTGCAAGATAAAGTTTGTGTTCTAGGTTTAGATTGTGCGATAGTAATGGATAAACTTTCTTGTGTAGCATGTTCCTGTCTTGGATCTCTATAACCTTGGTCCCAGGCTGACACCATAACAGATTGACCATGCCCGCCCCGTGTGCCGCCAGCACGTGAGATGCCTCCGCGAATGTTTTTATTTGATCCTTTATACTTAGATTTTCAAGTGTGACTGTCTCCCATCCTTTCAGTTTCAACAACAACTCGTCTGAGTTCAACATCCTTCTAGTCTTGGCCCCCGGCCTCAGCACCACTATTTTCCTGTGAGGTTTTACTCCCTCGATGTTGGTTAACCCCTTGAAATGTCGCAACCATGGGGCAAGTGCTGGAGTTGTTATGCCATCTCTGACATTACTCATACTTGGCACTATGAGATGTTTGAAGTGCCAGGTCTCGTCTTTTTTCATTACTAACATTTTGACATTAGGGAAAAGTTCTTTACATACTTTTTCAAGATACGGACTATGGTTGGCCAGCACAAAGCAGTATCTAGCAAAGTTTGTTGACCATCTTTTCTCTAGTAATCTAAATTTTGATAGGACATCAATCCAGATGTGCCATGGGTTATATTTGCTCTCGTCGTCCACAGGCAACCATACGTAAGTATCTCTCTCATGGAAAAATTCGGTAGCGGGTGGTAGATCTAAATCCACGTGGTCATCCCATTCTGTCCACAGTTTGTGGCTCTTGTGTGGTTTGTGTCTACTCTTGTGTGTAAGTTTCCACACGTGTTCCGTGATCAGTTTATTTTCTCTGGTCAATAACAGTGGGCAAGTATGCACTTTACAGTTATGGAACTCCGCCACGAAAGTTGGTAAACTGGTAAAGTGTGGATCTATGGAGTCATGGTAGGGCACAGTGTAATTGTATTCCGGGTCCACGGTCTCCCAACGGTTGAGGAAATACTTCAGCGAGTTTATGTTTTTGGCCAACATTTAATTAATAATTATGTTATAATACACTATTATGATATTATTCTCAAACGGTTGCAGTTTCCTTACCCCCAGACCCAAGGACGGTGTGGAAACTTTTACCAGCAAGTTGATTGCTGAAAAGTATGGCATGCAACTCTCTAACATAGCAATGGGAGGCAGGGGGAATACAAGAGTAAGTTTCTCGTCAAAGGTGTGGTTAGAACAGAATAAGGACAAGGATGTGTTCGCTGTGATAGGATGGTCCAGTGCGATCAGGAATGACTATGTTACAGATGACGGATGGAAGAAAGGTCGCATACCAGGCACAGATCTCACTTGGCGTACCTGGAAGACATTAGACAATGTTAGTTTTATTCAAAGTAACAAGGGGTGGGATATCGAAAATAATTTAGCAATGAATTTTTTAGAAAATGTTTTTGACTTACAAAATTATTTTGAACGTAAGCGAATACCTTATGTGATGTACAATTCTTTACCCAACGACTTTGGCAATGGTACAGCAGATTTTGAAGTCATTAGGAACGCAATAAACATGGATAGATTCTTCAGTCCAACAGTCAGTCATTTAGAATTTGTTATGGACAAGAATTTGATAGTGAGTCCAAACGACCCACACCCATCTGCAGAAGGACACAAACAATGGGCAACCCAACTAATGGAATTTATAGATGCTAACAATCTACGCACCATTTAGTAATAAGAACAGCAAAGCATGGGAAGTGTTCAACGGTGTAGAGAAGTCGTGGCCAGACCAGATAACAAAGTTAGACAATGCTGTAGAAACAGATCCAGTCAGCAACAGCATGTTCTGGGGATTCGTTGGCAACAACAGGGAAATGGTCAAGAAGTTGGAAGCACGTAATCACAACTACTGGTTTACGGACACACCATACTTTGGAAGATTTGACAACAGCAATCTTAAACCAGACAATCACTACTGGCGTATTTGTAAAAATGCAATACACGTTCCTTACTTGAAAAACTGTAAAGCAGACAGATTTGAAAAGTTTGGGATGAAGATAAAAGCACCAAACTTTGCCGGCAAGTATATTTTAGTTTGTCCTAGTAGCACAGGCATACACAATTATTTAGACAGACCCAACTGGACAACAGAAACAATAGAACAGATCAAGAGATACACAGACAGACCAATCCGACTTCGACACAAGCCTAGGGGCAGGGGTACATCGGGACCAAGTGAGGCAACGGTACCCCTATCCGAGGATCTTAAAGAAGCATGGTGTGTCGTTACAAGTTGCAGTATAGCGGCTGTTGAGGCCATGTGCGAGGGCATACCAGTTTTCTGTGATGATAAAAGTTTTGCAGTGGATGTGGGAAACGTTGAACTGTCAGACATAGAGAATCCTTACTACGGGGGACCTGAACCATGGCTGTACAGCCTGGCCTACCAGCAGTTCACACCAGAGGAGATCGAAAACGGTACAGCAATTGAAATACTAATGGACAAGGGGATATTGTGAATATTGAAAAATTAAGCGGCGGACTATGGGTGCCATCAATGGACGCTCAGATACAAAAATGGCGTGAGGAAGGACATCCATACATGCAGGACACCTGTCTTAATAAGTTGATGGAATGGTGCAAAATACAGAATAAGCAATTCAATCTCATAGTTGATGTAGGAGCATGGTGCGGCACTTGGTCATTGTCTATGCAACGGTTTGCAAAAAACATACATTGTTATGAACCAAACAAAGTACACTTCGAATGTCTTGCGAGAAACGTAGGTCCGCACAGCCACGTCAGAGTGTACAATCAAGCAATAGGAAACCAAGATGGATTTGTTAAGTTGACAGAAGATAGTGCAACCCAAAATACTAGGGTGTTATTAGAAGAAGGAGAAACAAAAATTAACATGTTGGATAAGTTGGAACTATCAGGTGTTGATTTTATAAAGATAGATGTTGAAGGGTTAGAGATGGAAGTACTCAAAGGAGCAGGGAAAACATTAGACAACGTTGAATACCTAATGGTAGAATTGAACGGAAACAGTGAGAAATACGGAAGCAGTAAAAAGGACATCAAAGATCATCTGACGTCTTTAGGGTTCAAAGTGTTGATGAAAACGTGGCCTGACATTGTTTATTACAAAGCATGATGTACGAATATCTTAGTAAACTAAAAACGGAGAAGTATTTCTCACCAAACAAAGTTCTAGACATAGGAGCAAACATAGGATTCTGGACAAAGAGTGTCAAAGCAATTTGGCCTGGTGCAGAATACACCTGTGTGGAAGCAGGAGCAAAATATGAAAAGCATCTCAAAGAGATAGCGGACAACTGTCACATCGCGGTGCTTGGTGATAGTAATAGAGACATCAAAATGTACCTCCGCGAGATCGACAAAGGAAGCAAGAAGAAAGTCACCTATACAAAAGGGTCAACGGTGTTTGGTATTTTCAAGGACTACGAGATAAGGCAGATGCAAACATTGGATCAATTGGTTGGTAAGGATGCCCAGTTTGATCTGATCAAACAAGATGTTCAAGGTGCTGAAATAATGATAATGCAAGGTGCACCAGATATATTCACACGTGCCAAGTATGTAATACAAGAAGTAAACGTATACAAGGATGAAAAATTTCCTGAGATGCCCAGTGAGAATGACATGGACGAGTACATGTACCAGTTAGGATTTAACAACAACGAAGTCGTCGAAAAGAAAAGTAATGTCGATCAAATAGATAAGATTTATTTTTGATATTAAGAACTGAAAAGATTTATTAATTCTTTCTTCCAATCATCACCGTATTCACAATCACGATAGCCATCAAACCACGGTCCACCTTCTGTGTAGTGCAGTATTTTCGGGACACCGTCTTTGGGTTCTTTATACCAACCCACCAGCCAGTTGTACTCTGCAGGCATAGATCCAATTTCGTTATCATCTAACCAACTGAACCTGTGCAGGAATTTTGGAGACTCTTCATTAAGCAGTTCTGGAGTCAGTATTTTGTTTTTAGGATGCTCGCAGTTCCATAACACCATACTTGACCAATTTTTTCTTGGATAGGATGTTTGAACCTGTCCATCCATCTTTGTTGACTCGGTTGGCGTGTAATCGTGTTGCACGACCACAACTGCTTTACTGTTGTCACAGTATTTCACAAGTTCGTGACTTGGAATCTTCCAAAGGAAATCACAATCACAAAATACCGCCCATCCTTTGAAGTCATTCATGTAAGGCACAAAGAATCTAGTGAACGTGAACTCCGTCGATGCCAACTTGTCCACTGGTCTGGTGTAGAGTCCTTGGTCTCGCATCTGTTTTTGTTTTAAGGGGATAACTTCTGCTGATGGATCTCTACGTTTGATTGAATGTTCGCAAACCTGATATGCTATGTCTTCTCTGCTGTCGTGGCCTACGTAGATTTTCATTTTCTTCCTGATAGTAATTTGTGTATGTCTTGCCAATTACTTACACGTATTATATCCGGATGTTTGAAGTCTTGATTGTATGGGTGGTCTATTAATATAGGCTTTAAACCGTATTTGAGCCCGGCTAGTGCGTTCTTTGGCTTGTCCTCGACCCAATATAGTCCGGTATCATGAAACTCCGCTAATGCACCGTCTTTGTCAGCACCTGTGCCGAGAATATGGTAATTTGTGAATACATGATCTCCAAAAAGTTCTCCCATTCTTTTTTTACGTAATTGTTGTGCTGGTATGTCTGATGTCTGAGATGTTATAGGAATGAATGTCCAACCTTCCGCACATAGTAACTTAACCCATGTCTGTGATTCCAACATAGGCCTCTGTGTGCCCATCCAAGCACTCCTGTTGAATTCTCTAATCAGTTTCCTTATCTCGTCTTTTGTGACTCCAAAACGTTCGGCCATTTCGTATGTGTTCTGTTTGTCTGGAAGTAATCTGTGAGGATGATATCTCGCACCACGCTCGTCAAACTGTGTGCGTTGTAACATCCATTTAGTGAAATGGTGTTCCCATTCCAACAGTACGCCGTCTACATCTGTGAGTATTATTCTATTTGATGTCTGCATCTTCCATACCTGCTACTCTCAGTTTTACAATGTTTGTGATCTGCCATTGCTTCTGATCTAGTCCTTTGGTGATGCCTAACCATTGATTACGTATTAATGCAAAATCATTAATGATCTTGTCCATGTCAACTACATCATCTTCGCCGTCCACATACTTCTCTGCGTCTCTGCTTGATAGTGCTCTGTTGTAATTTTCTAAGTATTTTCTAAAGGTCTTTGATCTTAACCTTCGTAATTCTATGTTTAGGTATTCTAGTATTGCTTCTAGTTGTTGTAGTTGACTGAATCTTTCTTCAACTATTCCAGGTAATGATGCACTGGCTCTTTCTAGGTTACCGTATATCTTGCACTGCTTTTTGGCTTCTAGTAATTCCTTGTCAAAGTATGCTACACAGTCTGGTATCTTGTCTAGGTTCCTGCTGACTTCGTTGTACCAATTAATCATCTTCGCCGTATCCGTCTGACTCTTCGTCTTCCTCGAACACAGTAGCAACGGCTTCTTCTAGTTTTGGATCGAGCTCTGCAGATCCTTTCAGTACATCATGCTCTACACCAATGTCCTCTAGGCTTTTGATGAAATCTATGGCACAGTCCAGTTTCTGTCTCTCTGGAACGTAGTGTGTTATGGAGTTCCATAACCTTTCGATGTCCTCGTGTGTAAAATCTATCATTACTCTTCTTTTTTACTCTTTGCTTTTGTTTTTGTTTCTACTTCGATAGGGGCATCGGTATCCTCCATTTCGGTGGGTACCTCTTCTTCGAACTCTGCCATTATCATATCTAATTTATCACCAACCCATGCTTTCCTGAAGTCTATGTGTTCTTTACCTGCTTTGTCAATGTATTTCAATCTGTTTCCTGTCTGAACCAATAGGCCTTTCTTCTCGAAAAGATCAACCAACCCACTGTATGGATTCATGCCTGTTTCATACGGGATCTTGACTTGTACACCTTCAAATGGTTTGGCATATCTGGTCTTCATAACTTTACAAGCGGCTCTTATACCTCTAACATCTGAAACTTTATTGCCTGCTTCGTCTTCTTTTAATTTCAATTTCTTCATTGCAACAACGATAGAACTTGCATAGATGAATCCTTGTCCGCCTGATATCTTGTCATCTGGATCAAACATATCTTGTGATGCGTATGTGTGGTTGGTTGCTATAAGTCCAACATTCCAACTACCAAACATGTTCACACAGTTTCTCACTAGTGCCGTCAAGGCCTTGGGTTTTCTACCCAGGTCACCTTTCATGTCACCTGCTTCGAATTGGTTTACGTCTGTTGGCGTAAGCATCATGCCCAGGCTGTCTATGACGAACAGTACTTTAGGTGCACCTTCTTTGTTGTCTGCGTGTTGCTCTTTGTAACCTTTCATGAACTCTGAAACAGTCTTCGCAACATCATCAACCATCGACATGCTTAATTTTAAAAGTTTGTCTTCTGATGTGTCAACTTTCAGTGCCTGTAACCATTTCTCATCTAGTGCATTCTCTGTATCGATCAATATAACGAAGATGCCTTGCTCTTGTGCGTTCTTGATTATGTTTCCTGATGCTATGTAACTTTTGCCTGCTCCTGATTCACCTGCAAGTACAGTTACTTTTCCTAGTGGAATACCTTTGTTGAAATCACTGGTCATCAAATAGTTTAATGCGTAATTTCCTGTTGAGATCCAATCTGTAGGATCACTGAATCCTATGCCTAACCCTTGTATTGATTTTGTGATACTTTTTCTAAATTTTGTTGCGTCAAATACTTTTGTCATTTTATTTCCCTTATAAGACTATCCAAAGGATTATTGCCACAATCAGCATCCATGCCGGTATCTGTTTGTACAATATCCATTCAACAGCCTTTTGTATTTTCTTTTTCATAATATAATTTTACTACACAAGGCCCCAATAGTCAATATCAAGGCCTTGGTAAATGTCAGATTATTTTGCTTGTCTTGATCTAATCAATTTCAAGATGTCTTCCGCTCTCTTGGCACTGTCGCCCGCCGGAGCCGCCGTTGCCGGAGCCGCCTCGGGTTGTGGTGCTGGTGCAGTTGCAGTTACAGGTGCCGCAGTTACTGGTGCCGCTTCTGTTACTGGTGTTGCCGCTGGAGCCGATGCTGTTGGTACTGCTACCTGTGGTTTACCTTGGTAAGCCACGCCCGCTGGTCTGAAGTACTGTCCATACTGCTCAAGATCATAAGCCTCACCTTCCACAGATTTCGCAAATAGTTCTGCGATTATCTTAACCTCTGCTTCAGTTGGCTCTTTTGGTCTGAAGTCACCTAGGTTGTGTAAACCATGTGTTTCGATTGCGGCTCTCTCTGCCTCGTCTAATGCACGTTCTCTTCTTGACCATTTTGATGTTGAGTAGTCAGCATAACCACCTTTTGTTGTTTTAGTGATCCTGAAGTCCACACCTTTCACGTAATCAGTTGGCATTTCTTCCATCTCTGGATCCATCAATGCTCCTCTGATAATGTTGAAGATCTGAGGTCCAATTATAAATCTTCTTATTGGATTCTCAGGAGTTGAGTCCTCTGCTAATGGATTTGTTGTTACAAAACCTTGGAAAATGTAACTCTTCTTTTTCCAATATTTTCTGCCCATGTCTTCCATGCTCTTGTCTTTGAACCATGGTCTAACTTCTGTTAGTACTGGACAAGTCTTGCCATACATCTCCATGCAAGGTACTTGCACTGTAACTGGTCTAGAATCGGTCTGACCTTTGATACCCGCGAAAGGTAGTTTGATCATGTTTCTTTCAGTCCAGAAAAATGTATTGTTTGTATCCTTATCGGGCAAGAATCTGATCACTGCTTCTGATCCTTCTGCTATGTTCCAATGTGGATAAATGGCGTTGTCTCCGCCTGTGTTGGAAGTGGAGCGATTCACTTCTTGAGATTTTAACTTCGCTCTTATTTCAGCCAATGATGCCATAATGTAAGCCTCCTTTATTGTGCCTATGTTTGTTTTTTGCCTAAATGTATATCAGACATATAGTACGTAATATACAACTATATTTATCTAATGTCTACTACTATTATTGGTAATATGGTGGTTTTATTATGCTATGTTGGCCAGCGTTTTAATTCTGTCTAATTCTGTGTTGATCGCTTCTGCTTCCGCTTGTGCTTCTTCTGGAACTTCCATTTCTTCTTCTGAGAAGAATTCATCTACTTGTAGGCCTGC